GTGCTTTATCTGATTTGTGGTTAGTATGTTCATCTATAATATCAATATTTCTATTAAAGAAATCTGCTATTATCAATCTTAGTAGTTTAGACCTGTCTTTGCCTAGTAATTGCTGTAGTTCCGTTAGTAGCAGGTCTGTATTTAGGTCTATTTTAGCTTTAATTTCTATTGGGTAATTACTTCTTCTTTCCATAATTTAGCCTTTAATTGTATTACAAATTTACTAATACCTTAACAGACTTCCAAATAAATAATTCACATTCTTTGATAATTATATTATAGTCATTATAAGCCTATTAGAGCCATTACATAGCTTTATAAATTATAAAAATTAAATAGACTATAATATGATAAATTACACTATTCCAAAGGACATTGAAAAGGATGCTAAGGTATATATGCAGAATGTACTAGAACAGCTAGATAGTACTGGTATGTTAGAGAATGTGGATAGTGCAGCTTTAACAATGCTGGCTAGAAACTACAGTATGTTCATTAAAGCATCCAAACAACTAGAAGATGAAGGTTTGACTGTTACCAGTGATAGAGGTAACATAGCACCGCACCCAGCTATTAAGATTGCTAAAGATGCACAAACACAAGCTATGAAAGTTATGCTGGAGTTCGGACTAACAGCTAAAGCTAGAACTAAATTGCCTAAAGTAGAGCAGGACGGATATAGCCCGTTTGAGCAATTTATAAAGGAAGGAAAGGAAGTTAGATAATGAATACCAAACTTTACTATGATTACTGTAGTAAGGTTCTTAATGGTGAAATAATAGCTGGTGAGACTATTAAGCTGGCTTGTAAGAGATTCCAGAATGACCTTAAAAGGGATGATTTAGAGTTTAGAGAAGATAAGGTAGATAGAGCCATTCTGTTCATTAGCACATTGAAGCATTATACAGGTAGACATTCTGGTAAACCATTCACCTTAGAAGGATGGCAGCAGTTTATAATAGCTAATATAGTTGGATTCTACTGGAAGGGAACTACTACCAGAAGATATACTAGCAGCTATATAGAAGTAAGTAGAAAGCAGGGTAAAACAGCTTTGGCTGCTGCTTTATGCTTGTATTATTTAATAGCTGATGGTGAAGATGGTGCAGAAGTATTATTGGCTGCTAATAGCAAGGAACAGGCTAAAATTGCATTCGATATGTGTAGCAAGTTTAGTAAGGGACTGGATTCTAAAGGTAAGTATCTTACCGCTTATAGGGCTGATATTCTGTTTAACCTTACTAATTCCAAGTTGAAAGTATTGGCTGCTGATGATAGTAAGCTGGATGGATTTAATGCTAGCTTTGGTTTATTGGATGAATATCACGCTGCTAAGAATAGTAAAGTACGTGATGTTATTAAGTCCAGTATGGGGATGAGAATGAATCCACATCTTTGTACTATTACTACTGCTGGCTTCGATAAAACTTTACCCTGTTACCAATTAAGAACCGTAGCTATAGAAGTGCTTAATGGCTTAAAGGTAGATGATGAAATGTTTATAGCTATCTATTCTTTAGATGCTGATGATGATTGGAGAGATGAAAAGAACTGGGTTAAATGTGCACCAAACTTAGATATAACAGTTACTTCCAAATACATTAGGGGACAGGTACAACAGGCAATAAATAACCCTGCTGATGAAGTCGGAGTTAAAACTAAGACTTTGAATTTATGGTGTGACAGTTCTAATGTGTGGCTACCAGAGGACTATATTATTAAGTGCAGTCAGGAAGTAGACCTTAATAAGTTTGCTGGTATGGATTGCTATGTAGGTGTGGATTTAGCTGCTACTTCGGATTTGACTGCTGTAGCTTACTTAGTAGTACAGGATGGTACTTACTACTTCAAAACACATTACTATCTTCCAGAATCGGCATTAAAGGATAAGGCAGATAAGGAACTTTACAAATACTGGAAGCAGCAGGGGTATCTTACTGTTACCAGTGGTAATGTTACTGATTATGACTATATAACTACTGATATGCTTAGATATGCTGATGTAGTTAATATCCAGTCTGTAGGATATGATAAGTATAATGCTACACAATGGGCTATAGATTCTACAGAGCAGGGACTACCATTAGAAGAATATCCACAAACACTAGGTAACTTTAATATGCCTACTAGAGAACTGGAAAGGCTAATACTATCTGGTAAGGCAGTTATTGATAACAATGAAATAAATAGGTACTGCTTTAGAAATGTTACTTTGAAGTCTGATTATAATGGTAATGTTAAACCGAATAAGGCAGTAGACAAGAAGAAGATAGATGGAACTATAGCAATGATACAGGCTTTAGGTATGTATTTGCGGAATCCTAGATTTAGCAATGAAATAATTACAATATAATGGGACTTTTTACTAATTGGTTTAAAAAGAAAGAACCAGCGCAGGAAACCAGAGGGTTATTCTGTGATTCATTGATGTATAATATGAATGGTGGCTACACAACTAATAAGGCTATGCTTCTTAGTACTGTTTACAGATGCGTGGATGTTATTAGTGACGCAGTGGCACAATTACCATTAGAGCCATACTACATTAATGATTCTGGTTATAAGGAGAAATTTATTAAGCATCCTACCTATTATTTACTGAACAAAGAACCTAATCAGAAGATGAGTAGGTTTACTTTTATAAAGACTTTGATAGTAAGTACACTGCTTAAAGGCAATGGATATGCTTATATAGAAAGAGATACTAAAGGAGATGCAGTAGCACTTCATTATTTACAGCCAGATTATGTTACTATTACTGAACAGAAGGACGGAATTAGATATAGTGTTGTAGGTATTAAAGGACTTGTAGAGCCTTGCAATATGATTCATATACTGAACTTTAGTTATGATGGTATTACTGGAATTAGTACTTTACAACACGCCAGACAGACTTTAGGACTGGCTACAGATTCCGAATCACACGCACAAGGATTCTTTAAAGGTGGTGCTAATTTGGCTGGTATTCTTAAAGTACAGTCTACTTTAACTGGTAAGCAGAAGGTAGATTTAAAAACTAGCTGGCAGACTGCTTTTAGTCCTACTACTGGTACACCTAATGGAGTAGCTGTATTAGAAGGTAATATGGACTTCCAGCCTATTACAGTGAATCCTGCTGATGCACAACTATTAGAAACCAGACAGTTTAATGTAATTGATATTTGTAGGTTCTTCGGAGTATCACCAGTTAAAGCATTTGACTTATCCAAGAGCAGTTATAGTACTGTTGAGGCTACCCAGCTGGCTTTTCTTACTGATACATTATCACCATTACTAGAGAAGATAGAATTAGAGTTTGAAAGGAAGCTGTATAAGCCTTCTGAAAGGAGTAGAATAGATGTAAGATTTGATACTTCTGTATTACTAAGAGCAGACAAACAATCTTTAGCAAACTACTACAATACACTATTTAATATCGGTGTGGTTAGTGCCAATGAGATCAGAAAGCAATTGGATTTACCTGCTGTAGATGGAGGTGATTCCCACTTTGTACAAGTAAACCTTATGGAACTAAAGAACGCTGCTAACAATATACCCACCAATAACGCAATAGACAATGATACAGACAATTTACAAGGGGACTGACTTAGTATTTAATATTAAGTTGGAAGATAAGGACGGTATTCCCTTTAGGGTAAGAAACACTTCTGAATTTATACTTAGACTTTACACCACAAACCCAGCAGAGTTTATAGAATGTAGTTTTAAGGATGGTGATTTGACTGGTATAATTGAGGAGGATAGAATAGATAAGGCGGTTATTAATTCATCTGACCTAGATAAGCTACAATCTGGACTAATCTATTACAGCTACAGCTTTAAAAGTCCTAATGCTATGTTCAATGATGCTTATTATGACGAGGTAGTTAAAGGGCAGACTAATTATTATTTGAAGTAATGGAACTACAGAGAGCAACTAAAGAAGGAGTATTAGAACTGGATAGAATCAGTGCCAAGATTGGTAGTACTGTTAATGCTGTATGGGGAACTGTAGAAGGTGATATTACTAAGCAGACAGACTTACAACTAGAATTGCAAGGTATTAAGGATTCAATACCAGTTACAGTACCCGCTGACGGTGGTAATGCAGATACTGTAAACGGACATACAGTGGAATGTGATGTACCTGCTGATGCCAAGTTTACTGATACTATATATAATGATTCCGCTTTAAAAGCCACTGTAGCCAACAAGGTGGATAAAGTATCTGGCAAAGGTTTGTCTACTAATGATTACACCAATCCAGAGAAGCAGAAATTGGCTGGACTTAGTAACTATGATGATTCAACACTAAGGCAATATATCACGTCTTTAGAGGAACAGAACAAGCTATTAAAGGAGCAAGTGGAAGCACTACAGGCTAGGGTTAATAATAAAGGTTGGATTCTATTAGAATAATAATAACACGATGAGAGAACTAAGAAACTGTAATGAAATCGTAAAGATGGATTCCAGAACAGTAGAAGGCTATGCTTTAGTATTCGGTAAGCAGTCTAGGGATTTAGGAGGCTTTACTGAAGTAATAGAACCTACAGCCTTAGAAGGTATTTTAGAAAAGTCTGATATACTATGTTTACTTAATCACAATGAGGATAGAGGTATATTAGCTAGGTCTAAATATGGTACTGGAAGCCTAGAATTAACTATAGATGATACTGGACTTAAATACAGGTTTGAAGCACCTAACACTGTTTTAGGTGATGAACTGTTAGAAGGTCTTAGAAGGGGTGACATTAGTACTTCTTCATTTGCCTTTACTATCGGTAAAGATACTTGGACTAAGAAGGAAGATGGTAGTTATTTAAGAACTATCAATAGCTTCAAAGAATTATTCGATGTATCACCTGTATATAAAGAAGCATATCCAGATACATCTGTAGCATTAAGAAAGATGCAGGATTTAGAGAGCGAGGATTTAAAAGATTACTTCGCTAGACTTAGGAGTAAATTAAACTAATGAACACCTTAGAACTACTGGACAAGAAGGAACTGCTTAAAAAGAGAGCAGAGGAAATTATATCTGGTGCTGAGAAGGAAGTAAGAAAGCTAAATGCAGGAGAGCAGGTAGAATTTGATACACTTACTAAGGAAGTAGCAGATATAGATATTCAGATTAGAAAGATAGAGGAAGATAACCTTAAACAAACAACACATACAACTAATACTATGAAGGAAAAGTTTTCACTTTTAAAGGCTATCAATGATGTAGCCAATAACAGACAATTAGATGAGAGGGCACAGGAAGTGGTAACTGCTGGTATCTCTGAAATGAGAAAGGCTGGTCAGTCTTATAGCGGACAGATTGTACTTCCTATTGAGGAAAGAGCTGACATTAAAGCTACTGTAGCTACAGCAGGACAGGAGAATGTAGCAGAAGATAAGTTAGGTATTCTAGAGCCATTGAGAGCAAGTCTAGTATTAGCACAGGCTGGTGCTTCTTATATGACTGGTTTAGTAGGTAATGTATCTATTCCTGTTTATTCTGGTTCAAATGTAGGTTGGGCAGGTGAAGTAGATGCTGCTTCTAATGGCGGTGGTACATTCTCAGAAGTAAACCTAGAACCTAAAAGACTTACTGCTTATATCGACGTATCTAAGCAATTCTTAATTCAAGACTCTAATTCTGCTGAGGAAATGCTAAAGAGAGATATTGTTTCAGCTATTGCCAACAAACTTGAAGCTACTATTTTGGGTAGTGAAGCTGGTGATGCAAAGAAACCTGCTGGTATGCTTAATGGTGTTACTGCTGATGCAGCTAATGTGACTTACAAAGATATTGTTAAGATGGAAGCTGATTTGGAAGCTAAGAATGTAAGAGGTGATATTAAGTTTATTGTTTCACCTTCTGCTAAGGCTGATTTAAAGACTACTGACAAGGGTACTGATACTGGTAAGTATCTGATGGAAGGTAATGAGGTAAACGGTTATCCAGTTCTTTCTACTTCTGCTGTAGCTGGTAAGGGTGTAATCTTCGGTAATTTCGCTGATTTGGTTATCGGTCAATGGGGTGGAATTGATTTAACAGTAGACCCATATACACAAGCTGCTAACGGTAAAGTAAGACTTGTTATCAATGCTTACTTTGATGCTAAGCCTAGAAGAGCAGAAGCATTTGTTAAGAAGGTTCTTAAAGCCTAATTATAGTCTATTAAATAAGTAGTAAGCTATGTATATAACTTTAGAACAAGCAAAGAAACACCTGCTAGTAGATGAGGATTTTAGGGCAGATGATATATACATTCTGGACTTAATAGCTGTAGCAGAGGATTCAGTATCTAAACACTTAGACATAGCTTTAGATGAATTAGAAACAGGTGGTACTTTACCACCTGCTATAATTCACGCTATGTTACTAATGATAGGTAATCTTTATGCAAATAGAGAACCTGTTAGTTATGGTACAGTAGTTAAGATTCCCTATAGTTATGAATATCTGATAGGACTTTACCGTAAATACACAATTAAATGAGAGCAGGAACATTACATTATCCTATTACCATACAGGAAGCAGTAGCTGTTAAAGATGGCTATGGTGCTAACTCTATTGATTGGAGAGATGTTATTAGTACTAGGTCTAATGTTACTTATAACAATGGTAATAGACAGAATCAGAATAATGAAATAGTGCATTCTTATACTGTAAGCTTTACTATTAGACTGTATCACAGGGTAAACGAGAATATGAGAATCCTTTGGAATGGAAAGAAGTACAGGATTCTTAGTATTAACCGAGAACTATATAAGCAATCAATAACTATAGTAACTGAATTGATAAATGAATAACTTAGAAGTAGATGCCAGACAGGTTACTTCTATGTTTGCGGATTTGACAAGCAGACAGCAAAGGCAGGTCTATAGGAGTGCTTTAAGAAAGGGTGCTGGTATTCTAGCAGGTGAAACTAAAAGACAGTTAAGACAGACTTTAGGTAGAGCAGCTTCTAGTAGAAACTGGTGGAATGGTAGAACCTTAGTAAGTGGGGTTAAATCTAATGCTGACCGAAACGGGACAGAAGCTAAAGTACATATTATGGGTGACTTTAGATTGAAGTTCTTTGAAATGGGTACTAGAGTTAGAAGAACCACTGGTAATAATACTGCATCTGTTAGAGGTCGGAATCCTATAAGAAGGCAGAGAGTAGCAGCCAATAGAGGTACTATTAATGCAGCACATTTCTTTAGGACAGCTAAAACTAACAAGGAAAGGGAAATCTTTGATAATATGGATAACCTTATAAGTCAGTCAATTCAGAGAATAGCAAATAGAACCAGACGATGAGTTTACAAGTAGGTAAAGCTATCTATAATATCCTTAGTAATGATGCAAAGATTATAGATAGTGTAGAACATAAAATTTACCCTTTAATAGCTGATACAGGTACTACATTTCCATTCATTGTTTATAGAAGAACAGGTATAGAACCATCTGATAGTAAGGATCGGTTTATATATAGTGAAAATACTTATGTGGAAGTGGTTATAGCTTCTGATAAGTACAATGAATCTATAGAAATTGCTGACTTGGTTAAAGATGCCTTACAAGGTAAGAAGGGTAACTATTCTGGTATTAACATACACGATATTAGAATGACAAATGCAGATGAGGATTATATAGAAGATACATTCATTCAGAACCTTACATTCAATATAAAGACAAATGGCAGGACAAGTAATTAATGGTGGTGATTTGATGCTATTTATAGATGGTAAATCAATAGCATTTGCAACAAGCCACAAACTAAGTATAAATGTAGAAACAGTAGAAACCACTTCTAAGGATAGTGGTGGTAAATGGGTAGCTAAGGCTGCTAGAAAGATTAGCTGGAACTGTAGTACCGAGAACCTTTATTCTAATGATGGTGAAGGTGTGACTTTTGACCAGTTATTTGATAAGCTGACAGCCAGAACACCTATTAAGGCTGTATTCTGCTTGGAGAAAGATTATTCAACAAAGAAGGACGAAGTGCCAGAAGGGGGATGGTTGCCAGCCACTACTGGAACATATTCGGGTAATGTTATTATTACAGCACTTGAAGCCAATGCACCTAATGGTGATAATGCAACCTTTACAGCTTCATTTGAAGGCGTGGGAGCACTTACAAAGGCTGCTACTGCTTAATATAGAGCCTTTATATCTCTAGGTTATGGAGGTGTAAAGGCTTCTTTTTTTAATACTTATTAATATGACTATTAAAGGACAAAACTACAAACTGAAATATACTCTTAGAGCCTTATTTATCTATGAACAGATTACAGGTAAGGCATTTGAGTTAAAGACTATCACAGATGAATATCTATTCTTCTACTGTGTCTTACTGGCTAATAATCCAGACAGTTCACTAACCTTTGAAGAACTGATAGAATCCATAGATGAAGATATGAGTATTATGCTGGAGTTCCAGAACTTCTTAAAGAAGGAACTGGAGAAACAACAGCTATTTATTACTAATAATGCAGATGCTAAAAAAAAGTCCTAACCACTAAGGAGATATATTCAACTTTAGTAATAGAAGGTGGACTAGACCCAGAATATGTACTAGACAAGATGCAGATGTATGAGTTAGAACCATTGATAAACAATTTACATAAGAAGGACAGGAATAGCTGGGAACAGGCTAGAATGATAGCTTATGTAATTGCACAATGTAACAGTACCAAGAAATTAAAGCCTACTGATATAATGCAGTTTACTTGGGATAATGATACTACAGAAGAAACATCTATTAGTAATGAAGATATTAAGAGATTGAAAGAGAAAGCTAAACAATATACAATACACAATTAAATATGGCTGATTTAGTAACCAGACTACTTCTTAATAGTAGTCAATTCGATAATAATATAAGACGTTCCACACAACAAGTACAACTGTTTCAGCAGGTAGGCAGGAATATCACAGCCACTATAGGAAGATTTGCTGGTGTTCTAGGTATAGCTATGACTGCTGGAGAAGCATTTAATAAGGTTCTTAATTCCAGTCAGACTTTAGGCGATATGACAGCCAGTAATATGGCTGCTTTAAAAACTTCTGTGGATGAGTTCTTTTATAGCTTGGGTAGTGGAAATCTATCCAACTTTCTTACTGGTCTGGGAGATATGATAGATAAGGCTAAGGAAGCTTATGCTGCATTAGACCAGTTAGGAAACACACAAATTAGTTATGGTGTATTCAGTGCTAAGAGCCAGTCCGAAATAGCGGATGCACAATATATAGCTAAGAATAAGTTTGCACCTGCTGACCAAAGGAATGCTGCCTTTGATAAATGGAGAATAACACTACAGGAACAACAAGCAGCTAACATTAGGTTACAGGAAGAACTTATTAATTCAGCATCTAAAGCTGTAGAAGCTAGAACGAATGCTAATATTACTGTAACTATGGAAGATATGCTTAAAGCATTTGAAGCGGATTTGTTAGACCCTGCTAAGAGGGATGAGGTTAAATCTAGGGCTAAGAATGGTACAGCTAACTATCAAGCTAATGCTAAAAGAAAGGACTGGTCACAGGAACAGAAGGATGCTTTAGCTGAATCCCAGAAGCAGAATCTTATTATTCATACTATGCTGGAGAAGTATAATGATGATGAATTAAAGGATATAGCTGCAAAGATTCAGCAGTATTACCAGTTAAATTCAGCATTAAAGAGTACAGCCAGAGAATATAATGAAACTGCCAATGAATATAATAACAGTATGGCTAAGATGGAAGGTTTTAAGTCAGTAGAATCATTGGAAGGATTTAAAGTATTCACAGGAACTACCACCAATAAGACAGAAGTAAAGTTACCTGTAAAGCCTGTTATTCCTGCTGGTTCATTAGCAGAACTGGATGCACAGATAGCATCTGTAAGAAAGGAATTAAACCTAGCTATTAGTAATGAAGACAGGATAAGAATCAATACTGAACTAGAGGCACTTACAGAACAAAAGAGGGTGATAGAGTTCCAGTACAAATACCCTAATGCACCTAATGTAGAACTAGATGATAAGAGAGATGGTCTGGCTGGTATGGTGAGTAAACCAGAAATGCCTACTTCACTTCCTAAGTTTAAGAATCCTATTACCAACAAGAATATCAAACTGAATAATGAATATGCACAAAGTTTAGGTGCTATAGCTTCTGTTATGGGTTCTGTAACCAATATGACTAATGAAGGTGCAGCAGCTTGGTTGAGTTGGGGTGCTAATTTGATTAGTGCTGTAGCAGCAGCTATCCCACAGATTCTAGCTTTAACTACTGCTAAGAAAGGTGAAGCTATTGCCAGTGGTGTAGCCAGTGCAGCACAAACACCCTTGGTAGGTTGGTTGTTGGCAGGTGCAGCAGCAGCGGCTGTAGTAGCAGCTTTGGCTAGTATTCCTTCCTTTAGTACTGGTGGTATATTTGCTGGTAACAGTACTATAGGAGATATGAACCTAGCTAGGGTTAATGCTGGTGAAATGATTCTTAATAATAGACAGCAAAGGAATCTGTTTAACCTGCTTAATGGAAACGGCACTACTGTAGGTTCTGGCGGTGGTCAGGTAGAATTTAAGATAAAGGGTAAGGAACTTGTAGGAGTTCTAGCCAATTACAATAACAAAACAGCTAAGGTAAGATGAAATATACAGCACAATTCTATGATATAAATGAGAAGCTATACACCTTGGAAATAGGTTCTGGAGAGGTACAGAGCATTACTTTATCTGCTACACCATTTGTAACCGAGTTAGAAACTTCTGATTCACATTTATATAAACCTTGCAAGTATAGCAGTGCTACTATAGGGATGATTACAGACGATTATAAGTTTGATTTGTATAGTAGTACAGCACAACAGAATAAGGTAGTTCTTAGTAATGCTAGTGGTATTGTATGGGTTGGGTATGTAACACCCAATCTATACAGTCAAGGCTATGAGAATGAATTAGAAGAAATAGAGGTAGAAGCCATAGATGCACTTAGTACATTACAATATTATAAGTACACCACTATAGGCAGTAAGAAGGATATAGTTTCTTTTACCCAGCTTATAAACCATCTACTTGGTAAATGCAATGCTTATACTTCCTTCTTCATATCCGATAATACCCAGCTTACTTCTACATCTGACTTCTGTTTGCCTAGTAAGATGTATATCAGTGAGCAGAACTTTTTTGATGAAGATGATGAACCTATGACTATGCAGGAAGTACTGGAAGAAGTCTGTAAGTACCTTAATGTAACTGCTGTAGCTGATGGTGATAAGGTTTACTTCTTGGATTATGATGCTATTAAAAATGGAATCAATACTTACTATAAGTTTACCATTGGTAGTACAGCATCCACTAAGGTAACATTACAGCAGTCTAAGGAAATAGAAGCCAGTGATTATGTTGAAAATGGTGGTCAGTTATCCTTAGATAATGTATATAATAAGGTTACTGTTAAAGACAGTCTGTACAGCTTTGACAGCATTATACCTAGTATCTGGGATGAGAAGTATTTAACTAACTATGGTGGTAGCTGGTCTTATGTGCAGGAAGTAAATGAAGATGGTAAAGGTGGTATGCACAAATGTTTCTTTAAGTATCTAAAGAACAGCAACTATAAATGCTACTATTATAATAAGACCACATTAGCACAAGTATCAGCACCTTCTACTATTAACTATGCTACTACACAGAACTATGTAGGTGCTACTATCTGTAAAGCCTTCTTTGATAAGGTTACTGATTTTAATAAGAAGTACAATAATATCAATTTTACAGACTATGTACTGTTACACGTTCATAATACTTATGATGGTAAACTAAGACCATTGTTTGAACTGGAAGTAAATGATAATAATGTTAGCTTTATTGGTGGTTCTACCTATCTGATTATTAAGGGCAATTTCCTATTTATGGATAGGGAAGGTGAGATGTATATAATGCAGGGGTATAGTAATAAGAATGATGACTTCAACCCAGATAATCTTTACATAGGCTGTAAGTTAAAGTATGGTAGTATGTACTGGAATGGTTCTAAGTGGACTACTACAGATAGTACATTCAAATTATACTTTGATAATCAAGGACAGTCAGACCATTGTATTAACAGGGTATTCCCAGTTAAAAATAACATTGATTGGAAGATGGGAATAGATGGTGAAGGTTACGCTATTCCAATGCCTAACACTAATGAAGTGATTACTGGTAAACCTACCTTTACATTATACCATCCACACAAAGTAGATAATAGCTATAGATGTGATGCGGTGTTTCTTAGTGATTTTGATATACAGGCTAAAGTTCAGAACTTTCAAAAGGAAGAAGAAAAGGATTCTGATACTGAATACAGCAATATTATAAATGAGGACTTTGTAAATGAGATGGATTCAGAAGATTTTGCTATATGTACTTGGGATAATAAGGAGTGTAACTATAGTGCAGTCTGCTACAGTCCAGATTTATCCTATTATATCTATTTGGATAATGTGTACAATAAAGCTACAAAGCAGATATTCAGATATGAGGAGCACCTTATATACAGATTAGTAACACAATATAGTACACCTTCTGCTATTCTGAATCTGAATTTACAGAACAAGTTTAAAGTATATGCTATTATGACTGATAACCATCTTCCTAATAAGACCTTCATAGTAGACAGCATTACTACAGATTATAGATTAGGTAAGCAGGAAATACGATTAATAGAGAAGAAATAATATGCAATTTACAAGAACAAACATAAATAAAACATTTCGTAACGGTGTTGTAAATGCCAGTAATGTAGCTGTTACTAATGTTGGCGGTAGTGGTGGAAGTTCTTCTTTAAGTGGAAACTTCCTACCTGCTGTTAATAATGGGGATGGTTCATATACTGTAGACCTATCTAAGGTAGTATTTACTGGAAACTTAATTGGTGAAGGTGAAATTACTGCTTATGGTCAAGGTTCTACAGGTGGTGGAAGCACTTCTACAGGTTCAGTTACTATTTATGATGGTTTGGATTCTGTAGCTGTAGATGCTGCTTTATCAGCCAATCAAGGTAGGATATTAAGAGAGATGATATTAGAAGTTGGAACTGGTGCTGGAACTGTAACTATAGTGGATGCACTTACTAGTACAGCTACAGACTGTGCTTTAAGTGCTAATATGGGTAGAGTTCTTAAAGATATGATAGATTCTAAAGGTAGTGTTTCTAGCTGGGAAGATATAACAGATAAACCTAGTTGGATAACATCTGTAAAACCTTCCTATAGCTGGAATGAGATTACTAGTAAACCTAGCACTTTTACACCTTCTGAACATACACATAATTATGCTAGTTCTGTAAAGATAGGTAATACTGTTTATAATGCTGCTAGCAATGTTATTAGTTTACCTGCTTATCCTACTTTATCTAGTTTGGGTGCAGTTAGTTCTACAGACTTTAACGCACATACAGGTAACACTACATTACATATTACCAGTACGGAAAGAACTAACTGGAATGATGCTAATAATAAGAAGCATACACATTCTAATAAGTCTGTATTGGATGGAATAACATCTGCTAAGGTTACTAATTGGGATGGTGTAGTAACTAACTGGAATAAGGCTTTTTACTTTGATTCCAATGGAGATTTGAAGGTTAAAGTAAATGTTATCGGTGAGAAGGAAGTTTCAGCCTATGGTGCAGGTGCTTCTGGTGGGAGTGGAAGTATTACTATCGTAGATGCTTTAACTTCTACTGCTACAGACGCAGCACTTTCAGCCAATCAAGGTAGGATTCTTAGAGAACTTATTGACAGTAAAGGTAGTGTTACTAGTTGGGAGGACTTAGAAGGTAAACCAAGCTGGATAGGTTCTAGTAAACCTTCTTATAGTTGGTCAGAGATAACAAGTAAACCTAGTTGGATAGGTGCAGCAAAACCTTCTTATAGTTGGGGTGAAATCAGTGGTAAACCATCTACATTTACTCCCAGTACACATACACATAATTATGCTAGTACTGTTAAGGTAGGTTCAACAAGCTATAATATTAGTGGAAATACTATCAGCTTACCAGCATATCCTACAGTTCCTTCTGCTTTAAAGAATCCTAATGCACTTACTATTAGTTTGAATGGTACTTCACAAGGTGCTTATGATGGTAGTGCAGCAAAGAGTATCAATATAACAGCAGCTAGTATAGGTGCGGCAGCTAGTTTACATAGCCATTCAATTAGTAATGTTAGTGGTTTACAAGATACCTTAAATGGTAAAGCAGCTAGTAACCATAATCATAATAGCAGTTATGTATCTTCATTGGGAACTAATGGCAATAACCTTACTTGGACAAAGAATGGCACTACTAATAATATTACTGTTCCTTATGCTTCAAACTCTGATACAGTTGATGGCTACCACCAAGCAGCATTCAGTATGGGCTGGACTGCTGCAACTAAATATAGGGTTGACAGATGGGGAGGTGGTCAAGATAAAAACTGGAAGAAGATAGTAACCTATGTTAATACAGGCGGAGGACAATATCAAGCCTGCAAAGTCAAGGGTACAATTTACTATATGACAGGTAATCATAATCAAGCACAGGTAGTGGATATACCATTTGAAGCAATAATGTACGCTTATGGCGGTACTGTAAACTCAATGTTAAATCAAAGTACTTTATATCTTCCCAGTTATTGTACTTGGGATTTGATTAGAATAGTACGATATAATAACAACAGTTGGGAGGTACAAGTAAGACAGCCTAGTGATTGGACTAATATAAGTCTTGAATATACAGTAACTAATAGTGGTGGTAGTGTATCGGCAGGACAGTTTGCTAATACTACATATACTTCTAGTACTGTAGCCAATTCTTATAACACCAATGTTAGCAGACCTACTTCAAGTCGTGCCAGTAGTGCTGATAAAGTTAATAGTACATTATCATTTGCAGCAGGTTCTTTTGCTACTAAATCATTTAATGGTAGTGCTGCAGTAACAGTTAATGTTCCAACACATACCAGCCATTTAACTAATAATAGTGGATTCATTACAAGTAGTGCCACTGTAGCAGCAGCCAATAAGGTTACTAATACATTAACCTTTACAGGCTATCAATCCAAGTCTTTTAATGGTAGTGCAGCAGTCAGTGTAGCTATACCCAGTAACACTAATCAGTTAACCAATGGTGCAGGATTCATTACTAGTAGTGCTAGTATCAGTGGTAACGCTGGTAGTGCTACAAAGCTACAAACAACCAGAACTATTTGGGGACAGTCCTTTAACGGTACTGGTAATGTAAGTGGTAATATGACTGGTGTAGGTACTATCAGTGCTACAGGAATAAATACAATCACGAGAGATAGTTATGAAATGATAAATTTAAAACGTACTACTAACAATGGGGCTGCTATCGGATTTTATAACAATACATCCACTAAGATAGGTGTATTGGGCATTTCTGCTAATGGATGGTTGTGTTTTGATTCTAAAACAACAACTGATGCAGTACAATTTAATGACAGGGGTACAATCATTGCAAAAGGAGATGTTACAGCCTATTCTGATGTTAGACTTAAAACCAACATTCTGCCATTAGAAAATAGAGGTTACATTACACCTGTTACATATAAGAAGGATGGTAAGGATAGTATAGGATTCATAGCACAAGAAGTAAGAGAATTATATCCAGAACTAGTTATAGAAGATAATACAGAAGATAAATATCTATCTGTCAATTATGCACAGTATGTAGCAGTATTACAAGCACAGATAATAGAATTGAATAACAGGATAAAACAACTGGAGGAATGGCATTACCAAGTACAGGAATAACAACAAGTCTGGTCGGTAACGCGCTGGGGACTAGCAGCAGAAATGTAGGGGCTTTATGCTCACATAGCTATATCAATATGTTCAGTCGTTACAAACCAGTCCAACTATATAAGAAAGATACAACAGATGGAATTACTAACTGGCAGGCTGGAGATAATGGGACATTTAGTATTAACGTACCGACTTGTTCGCTTGCAAGTCCTACGGAATTGGCAAGCACAACCAAGCAATGGAGTTATTTACGTCCAACTGGGGGCGTAAATTACCCATACAGATTAGGAGATTTTAGAGGTTATGAACACAACGCACCAGCAGCATTTTCAACGTCATTACCAGATACACTTTCATACTCTGATACAACAATACCAAAAACCGCAGTAGGTGCAGGTGGTACATACAATTTAGGATTGAATGATATACTTAAAGAATCACAAGTTTATGCAGGTGTAAAGGTACAGGCAGCAGACGGTAGTTATTATTGGTATTCTACATTGGCAGCAGGTGCAAGACCATTAATGTTAGATTTTAACACTGCACCTTTTTATGGTAATTCAAAGTTCTTATCCAATATAGATGTTTCTTTATTCTTATGTAATTACTATCAAGTTAGTTGGGCTTCAACTTATCCACAAAGTGGCTTTAGATGTTGGCAACCCATACAAACAATAAGTAAACACTATGATAGGTTACAAGGTAGCCCATCTTCATTGCCTTCTGCAAATATAGTAATGAGTAAGGTTACACCGCTTAGAATGACTTGGAATAACGCAGAGAATGCTACTATCACAGTAACGGTAACAACAAAAGATGGACAAAAACCAAAATCAGGTATTCAAATAAAGGTGACTTCTTATTTAGGCTATACTACAGCATTATACTTTGAATACGCTGATAATCCAACATTGAGTAGTCACATAGGCTGGATAGACAACGGTAATGGGACATTTAATTCAACTCCTTTGAATATAGGTAATAAGATGCTACTAAACAGTAGTGGTAATCCTGTAAAAGGTACTACACCACGTACAGCAGACTTACAATTTTGGGAGAAAATAGTTATCTCAACCAAAACATATTATTCTACGTTTGGGGGAAGTCATACACGAGGTATAACATTATCTACATCTTAATAATACATAAATTAAATGGCAACACAAGTAATTAAACAAAGTACAAACTACAGTGTATCTACTTCTAATGATACGCTTAAATTAGATGGTAATTTTAATGTAAAAGATAATAATAGGATAGATAATTATTATGCTAATATCAATACCACAGAAGGTACACATATAGGTAGTGCTAGCTACAGTGAATATGGGGATGGAAACGTAAGCTATCAGTATAATTGCACTGTCAGTAATAAAGCTAGTGTAATTGAATTGGTAGATGCTTCTATAGTTGATATTAAGACTGAATTTAGTGTATAATGAATAAGAATACCAATGTGCAATTAGTAATAGCAGCCTTACTGGTTATGGTAGGCTGTGGTTTACTAATTGCAGGATTTACAGTAGCACCATTAGGAATTATCCATAGTAGTGTACTGGTAGCTTTTGGTGAAACTTGTACCTTTGCTGGTGCTCTATTCGGAGTAGATTATCATTATAGAGTAAGACAATAAATAAATTTAGCCTGTAGTCTAGCAATAGATTGCAGGCTATTTGTTTATGTGGTTACTTTGTAGTACATTTGCATCGTGATTCTGATAGCACTATTTGTCTGAATAGCCAGTATAATAGTGTATTGGCATAATTTAAACTTTTTATATTATGACACAGAATCAAGAATCACAAGTGAATGTTCTTTCAGTATTGGTATCAACTGACCGCAAGGAATTAGGTAAGGCTTTTGGTGTTGGTTTGTATATTACAGACAGTGACACAGTAGAACAGGTTAAGGCTAAATGTAAAGGTTATATCGCAAGATATGAACTATACATAGCCAATCTTAAAGCTGTACTGGAGATTCCAGACGACAATTTGAAGTCTGAAATGAGAAGGGCTAAAGCTTATCGCTACATTCAATCTCTTACAGAGGATGATAAAGCAGCCTTGAAGGAGTTGATAGGTCAGTAACTGGAAGGACTTCAAACAATGGGGCTAGCTTCGGCTAGCCTTTTTTATTTTAAGATGTATGGAGTATAAGAAGTATGGAAGAAAGATAGTGGATGCTATCGAAGGTATAGATAATCCAGCCTATAAGGTATCATTAGACTGCATTAGAAGAAGCCATTTTACATTAGGTACTTTAGTTATAGCTAATACTATCTATGATGGATTTATAACACTATGCCAGTCTAAGAATTATCTATGTGCTATTCAGCAAATAAGGATGCAGATAGATAATTGTATGACAGTCTTTGCTAGCCAGTTGGTAAAGAACCAGACTTCTTTCTATAACCACTTTGATAAGGGTGGAGCTTTAAACCAGTTGAAAGTAAAAGGCAATGCACTAACTACTAATTACCTTCTGGAGTTATTAGATGAGAAGTATTTAGGTATTAGGGATATATACAGGGAAGGCTGTAAGTGGATTCATCCTACTAGCAAACGATTGAACTTCTATTATATTACACCTTTGACTAATGGAGAGCCTACTAGTATTGTAGGTTATAAGGATAAGGAATATAGTATAGTTAATGGGTTAATGGCAGATACATTACTAGAAGATATATGTAATGATATGTACTATGCTATGGATATACTGCTAGAGTTGGTAAATGAACAGATAAGGCTACAGAGAGAAGAAGCTAGTGCTGTTACTACTGATGAACAACTAATGAATAACATAGATGAAGTATTTGATAAGATAGGTATTCAAGTAGTGATTCCAGATTCAGATAAGGGGAATGGGGTAATATTTTAA